GAAATTCGTACGGCATTAGGCGGTGTTGATGAGATTTCTATCTCCGCTGGTGCTACTGCAACGGAAATTAAGGGTTTGATGGGTCGTGCTCAAGCGACCGCTTTACGGAAAAATAAAAGCTTTTTGACGTACGGTTTTTGCCGTTTGTTGGAAATGATTATCTTCCACCAGGAAGAGATCTTCCGTGAGAGCTTTATTGCGGTAACAGGGATGAAAGCCCCTAAACCTCCTAAAGAACAAACCGCGGAAACTGTTGAGAAATATCAAATTTCTCAGAACAAGTTTGAGGCAAAAGTCGAAACGGAAATAAGGAAAGCTTTAGAGAACAACGATGTTCCTTCCGGGGTTTACGGTCTGCCTCCTGACGGAAATCGTGATGTTACTTATAGATTCCAGGGCGATGTCTACGAAGATACAGCGTATGACATTAACCAGAAGTCAATCGTCGTACGAAACCTCCAAGAACTCGGGGTGGATAGCGTCGAAGCACTTAAATATCTATTCCCCGATAAGACAGATGCTGAACGTGGTGAGATGTTGAAGGGATTCCCCTTCCGCATGATTCAACAAACGCAAGGCGCATTCCAGCAATTTTTAGTATTATTAAGTCAGATGTTGCAGACGCCACATCCCCTTGCGCCGAACCAACCCTTAGCGGCTGACCCTCGGCTAAACCTGACCGGCCTGTTATACAGGACGTTCGATCACCTTGCGCAAGAACTGACTTACTCGGGCAGCTATGAGCCAGCAGATCCCAGCTTCGATCCCGAGCCCGGTCTCCCCGGCGGTAGCGGCCCCTCAGGCAGCACCCTCGGCGGATATGGGCTCAACAGCCTACCCGCAGTGGGTAGCCAATACCCAGGGGGTGCCTTCGGTGGCTATGCCCCAAATGCAGTCGCCGGCAACACCGGTTACGGCCCCTTCTACCAGCAACCAGTACAACCAGTCTCTGTCAGCCTCCTCCCCGTCCAACCCGTGGGAAGCAGCGATGGGCAGCCTGGAACGGGTGGTTTCTCGGATCTCCCCGTCCCCCAGCCAGGCACAACAGTATCCTCAGTACCAAATGGTGCCGCAGGATACTCAACAGTACAGTCAGAATTTACAGGCCCAACCCTGGCTGTACCAAGCGCCTACGGATCAGCAGATCTCGTACAACAGCGCGTATACAATCCCGACTTCCTATCCGACTTCTACGGAAGCGCAACCCGCTCAACTAAGCGAGGAAACAAGCGCCGTAGTTAACCACTTCGGTATTGAAGCCCCTGCGATTCTGAATGAGTACGCCGTTACTCTGGAAGATACGCTGATTCAGCAGAACGAAAACATGGAAGCCCTCGCTCTGCGAGCCGGCGCCATGGAGCACATTCTGACTGATCCCGATCAGCTGGCTGACTACACCAATCGTTTCTTCACGGAGGTCTACCCCGTGGACGACGAAATGGAGTATGGCTACGGGCAGCAGTACGAGCCTCAGTACGATCAGTTCCCTGCCGTTCCCGCCTCTACCACCGGCGGTGCCCGCGGCGCTGATCCTGAGTCTCAGTGGAATGGTTTCACTCAGACCATGGATCAGAACCCCGAGAACGCTTGGCGCTATCTGTCTCAAATGAGTCCAGAAGCTCTGCGTAGCAAGCTGTTGTTCCTGGACAACGCTTGAGCTAGTATCCTTTCGGAGGATTCAAGGGGAACCCCGTCTGTTAGGCGGGGTTTTTTCTTGTTAAACTATTTTTAGCTTTACCGTATAACTTTGGCTCCCTTCCGAAGCGAAGCTCAGCGCCGCAAATTCTACGCAATGAGCGAACGCGGTGAAATTTCTAAGGACAAAGTAAAAGAGTACGAAAAAGAAACTAAAGGGGATCTCCCTGAGCGGGTGAAGAAGAAAGAGAACATGGTTAAAGCCAAGCGTAAAGCGGAAAAATTCGCCAAAAAACGTAAGGAAACTCCCCGTGGCTAACTTGAACCGTCGGTCTAACGCCGCTTTGACTCCAAGTGAGTCTATTGCGGCGCTTCAATCTGAGTTAAACGCTCTCCGAGAGCTTTACGTCAGGGATATGGAGAACATCAGCGCAGATATGCAGGCGCTCAGTAAAAAAGTCGAGTCTCAGCCCGCCGCTGAAGGTTGAATTTAAAAGTTTTATAATATATGTAACTCCCAGGGGCCGTCATGTACACGCCGTTAAGTAATTGGCGTTATGACAGCGGTTTCCACAGGATTCAGAGCGGGCCGGATCACGAAGGTTACCGTGTCGTCAGCTCAGGAATCGTCGATACGGGAGCAGATATCGGAATTATTGCGCCAGGGGCTCCTAATAGCGGACTCTGGTACAACACAGATGATTGGCGGGCGGTACCAAGCGCTGTTTCCGGTTATTGGACCAATTATTCGGATGTTGACTACGCCCCTAGCGGCGCTTTAAGCAGTTACGTCGGGTATCGCCCGCTAGGTGTTTCGACGATCGCTAATGCAAAAGTTTCTACGTCTTATGGACCTCAATTTGGGTTGAGGACCACTGGGCAATCTACGTATTTCAACGGTGTTGCACCGGCATCTCAAGCGTACACGCCATACAACACTCCAGATGAAAACACGGCAGCGCAGGGATATACCGGAGGGGGTGTAACTCACGGTCGGTATGAGGGAGGCATTCTCACGAATCCGACTAACGACACCTCAGGATCCCGTGCCGCGTGGATCTATAACCCCCCTGTTTATTGCAAAACCTACACTGAAACGGTGCGCAGTACTGCTCCTGGTTTGATGTCCACGGCTCTTCGGTACATATACCGCGGTAAAGCCGGAACGTATGTCTCCAACTTCGCGGCCATTTATCACCAGCTGCCCGAAGGTGTTAGGTCGATGGTGCGCACATATTCGCCTACTGTTAACTCCAGCAACCAAAAATCAATTTGACCGCTAAAAATGCGACAAGCTGGTTTTGTTCAGCTTGTTTTCTAGTTAAATTAAGTATGTAGTTCTTCGGAGGTTGACGCTTTGTTCGTCGATAATGACTTCCCGAAGCTGCTGGGCGCTGAATTATACCGTCCTCACCCCGCTTACGTGGTGGAGATGGCAGCAGAGCCTGTGGTTGTTCATGATTTCTCTAAACAACCCGGCCAGACTGTTCAGTTAGACCGGTATCGCTTCTGGGGCAATCCTGGTTCTAAAGAGAGCCGGGAGCGCACTGCCGAGCAAACCATCGGCACGGCTAACAGCCGCAACATTGTTAAGGACAAAGTGCTCGTGACCCTCCGCGAGTACACTGGTCCTGCTGACCCGAGTGATCCCACTCAGCCGAGCACCTTCAAGATTGCTCGCGAGACTCTGATCACCGCTCAGCGTCTGCTGCTGGATACCGGTAACCTCACCGCTTTCCACCAGTCCATCGGTTCTCTGACCCTGCTTGACGACTATCGTCGTTGGCGCGACCGGGTGTTCATCAACGAACTCCTGAAAGCTGTTTCCAAGGGTCAAGCTTCCGACAGCCAAGGTGGTTACTACTACCCCGGCGATCTCGCTGTTGGTAGCCTCACCTATGCCAACGCCGAACAAGCCAAGTTCGACGTTAAGGATGACCTGCTGCGCGTGGTGAAGAGCCTGCGTAAGCGGAACACTCCTACCTACCAGGACGGTTTTTATCGCTGCGTTTGCGATCCTACCTTCCTGATGCACCTGCGCCAGAACAGCGACTTCCGCGAAGTTGCTCGTTACCCCGGCAACGGTCAGATCAACCCTCTCATGTCCTCGATGCAGCCTAACGCTGCCATCTACATGGGTCAGGGCTTCGGTCAAGCCACCTTCGTGGCGGGCGAGCCGATTATGCCCACGGGTTTTGTGTTCGAAGGCGTTCGCTTCTTCGAATCCACTAACATGCCCTCTCAGAGCCAGACTGCCACCATCGGCGGCACGTCTAAGGCTTATGAAAGCGCAATCGGTATGTTCTTCGGTCCCCAGAGTGTTGGCGTCGGCATCGGCGGTAACAATGCTCAGGTGCTCCTGAATAACAACGACGATTTCAGCCGTTTCATCATGATGATTTGGAGCCTGTACGCAGGTTTCGAACTTCTGAACGCTGACTTCGCGACCATCGCCTACTCCTTTAACGCTTGAGGAGGTAACTAACGATGGCCATCAACCCTAACCAGATCTCGGTTGCCAAGATTTATCCTGGTAACTACACCAACGTTCTTCGTTACTGGCACGAAGCGAAGTCCGTTGATTTCCTCAACGAAAACGGCACCAGCGAGACTCTCGCCAACCAACCCGTTGGCGGTCCTGTTGGCGTTATTTTCCGTCCCGGCTGGATTGCTCAGCAAGCTGTCGGTTACGTAGACCTGTCTTACCAGGCTCTGGGTTCCGTCAACCAGCTTGAGTATTACACCAAGCCTTACGGTTCCGGTCTGAACGGTGACAACGTCGCCTTCACCACCGGCAACGTGATCATCCCCTCTCCGGATTATCACAAGGACGTGCGTGCCGACATTGCTGACGGCATCACTGTTCCTTCCGGTGCTTACGTGTACCGCGTGGGTCTCCGTATCGACGGCGGCGACGTGGTGTCCAGCGGTGTGGGCGGCGGTTCCGCTACCCCCACCCTTGGTCTCGGTCCCGCACTGGGCGTAGGCCTCACCGCCACCCCTTCGGCCAGCGGTTTCTTCGCTACTGTTGTTGGTTCCAACAGCCGTATCGAGAACGGTTCGTTCAACTCCAGCAACGCCTGGAATGATGCGAACATGCACGCCGTTACCTCCGCCACTACCTACAAGCTCTCCACCGTGGGCAACCTCGGCGGCGCAGCTGCTTCTGGTTTGGCTCAGGCTTCCGGTGTGTACGACCCCCGCGCCAAGACCGGCAAGCTGCTCGGCAAAGACAAAGCTCTGGCAATCTGCGAAGTTTGCTGGCTTGTTCCCGACGAGCCGCCCAAGCG